GTTCGATGGCAAGTGGCAGGTGGTCTCCCTAAAGAATGGGGCGTCTTCTGCGTCACGAGATATCAAAGACAATCTAGAATACATAGAGTCTTTTGATAATGTAGTGCTTTGTTTCGACCAAGACCAAGCCGGGTTCGATGCGGTCAAAGCCTGTCAAGATATTATATCTGTCGGCAAGCTCAAGGTTTGTAAGCTACCTATGAAGGACGCTAGTGATATGCTAGTGAACGGAAAGGTCAAAGAGTTTACCAATGCTTGGTGGTCTGCTGAGTCTTATACTCCTGCAGGCATCATCAGAGGTAAGGACACTTGGGAACATCTACTTAAGGATGAGAACTTACTTACTGTTGACTATCCGTGGCAAGGTCTTAACACTTTGACTTATGGATTCAGAGCGAAAGAGCTAGTAACTATCACCAGTGGCTCAGGTATGGGCAAGACCAGTGTCGTTAAGGAACTGGAGTCTTACATACTGAACAACACTGAGGACAACCTAGCTATCATTCACTTGGAAGAATCTATCGAGCGTACTGTTAAGGGTCTGATGTCTATCGAAGCCAATGCTCCTATCCACATACCTCAGTACGAAAGAGAGCTGAGTGATGCGGACAAGAAAGCACTGTGGCAGAAGTCAGTAGGCGACAAGAACGTATTCTTCTATGACCACTTCGGTAGTATGTCTGAGGACTCACTACTTAATGTGATTAGAACGTATGCTAAATCCTATGATTGTCAGTGGATTGTACTGGACCACTTGTCTATCGTAGTCAGTGACCAAGACGGTATAGCTGACGAGCGTAAGGCGATTGATGCCATTATGACTAAGCTCCGAAAGATAGTACAGGAGACTGGCGTAGGCTTATTCCTTATATCTCATCTTAGGAGACCTCAAGGTAGGGCTCACGAAGAAGGTGGACAGGTGAGCTTATCAGAGCTTAGAGGTTCCGCAGCAATTGCTCAGTTGTCTGACATTGTAATAGGCTTGGAGCGTAACCAACAGGACGATGACCCTATCATCCGTAACCAAACAACACTACGGGTTATAAAGAATAGGTTCTCAGGTCTGACTGGTCCCGCTTGTAAGCTACAGTATGACAGTGACACCGGAAGATTGACGGAGGTAGATGATGAACACAGCTTTTTTTGACATAGAAACTGATGGACTCAACGCTACCAAAGTACATTGCATTTGTGCGATGCTTGATAATGGTGAGTCTACTGTTTACAATTTTATAGGAGGAGAAGCCAATGGACTTTTTCGAAAATGGTTGGCATCAGAGAATGTCGACACTCTTGTGGGACACAACATTATTAACTTTGATGTTCCTGTTCTGCGTAGGATTACTGGGATGGATTGGTCTTTTAATTTACGGGACACTCTCGTACTTTCTAGACTACATAACCCTAGCCTTGATGGTGGGCACAGTCTGAGGTCTTGGGGTGAGAGGTTAGGTAACTACAAGGATGACTATCAAGGTGGTTGGGAAGAGTATAGCCACGAGATGTTACAGTATTGTCAGCAAGATGTACGAGTAACTAAAGCCTTGTATCACCATCTTGTCACCGGTGACAAAGATTCTCCCGCAGTAGAAATAGAACACAGAACTGCGGACATCATCAGAGAGCAGACCGACAACGGTATGATACTCAATGAGGAGCGTGCTTATGAACTGCTCGCTGAGATGAAGGAGAAGGTACTAGACATAGAGGACGAGGTACACGAGAGATTTAAACCTCTGCCTGTGTGGGTAGACTTACCACATCCCGGTGATAAGACTCACAACAAAGATGGTAGTATGTCTAAAAGGTATCAAGCTCAGCTAGACAAAGGTGCTCACTGGTTAGACGAGGGTGACGAGATAGTTGATATAGATAATGACTGGGGCTATAAGAAGTGGGGCTACTATGAGTATCCCGAGTTTAACTTGGGCTCTCGTCAGCAGATAGCTAAGTATCTACAACACTTTGGTTGGAAACCTAAAGCATTTACTGAGAAGGGAAACCCTATCGTAGATGAGAAGGTACTTAAGACTGTCAAGATACCCGAAGCTCAGTTGATTGTAGATTATCTGACACTGACCAAGCGTATAGCTATGGTAAAGAGTTGGGTTGATGCTATCAATGATGAAACTGGTAGAGTACACGGTAGGGTAAACCCTTGCGGTGCAGTTACCGGTAGGATGACACACTCTAAACCTAATTGTGCTCAAGTCCCTGCGACTAAGCACGGTAAAGATGGTAAAATACTATGGGGTTTTGAGGGTGGATATGGAGCTGACTGTCGTGACCTTTGGACCGTGCCTGATGGCTACAGTCTAGTAGGTTGTGATGCTAGTGGACTAGAACTTAGAATGCTCGCCCACTATATGGATGATAAGGCATACACTAATGAGATACTTAACGGTGATATACACAGTGCTAATCAGAAGTCAGCAGGACTACAGACTAGAGACCAAGCCAAGACTTTTATTTATGCTTTCCTTTACGGAGCAGGTGACAGTAAGATTGGTGAGGTAGCAGGAGGTGGTGCTAAGCGTGGTCGTATACTTAAGAAGAACTTTCTTGATAATACTCCCGCACTAAAACACTTGCGTAGTAAGGTTGCAGACTCCAGTAAGAAGGGGTGGGTAACAGGACTAGATGGTAGAAAGCTACACATACGCTCAGAACATTCAGCACTTAATACTCTATTGCAGAGTGCAGGTGCAGTTGTTATGAAGAAAGCGTTGGTGCTACTAGACGAATATGCAAAGCAGTACAAGATAGATTATAAGTTTGTACTGAATGTGCACGATGAGTTTCAGTGTGAGGTCAGAGATGACCAAGCTGATTTCTTCGGTGGTCTAGCGGTAGGAGCTATCATCAAAGCAGGTAAATCTTTTAACCTAAACTGTCCATTGGACGGTGAATATAAGGTAGGTAGAACGTGGCAACAGACACACTAGTAGACGATATATATCGTATGATAGACACCAAAGAAATTCCTGATGGTGTACCTATAGAACAAGTAATCAATGACTTCGGTGAGAATGTCAAACAGATACTTAGAAACAATATCACAGAGAGCAAGTTCGATAAACGCAAGCTCCGTATGTCTAACATAGGCAAGAAAGATAGACAGTTGTGGTATTCTTACAACGGATACAAGGGTGAGGAGCTTATGCCACACACTAGAATCAAGTTTCTTTATGGTCATTTAATTGAAGAGATGGTACTAGCACTTACTAAACTTGCCGGTCACGATGTGACACACGAACAGAAGCAAGTAGAAGTACAAGGTATCAAAGGTTCAATGGACTGTAAGATTGATGGTGTACTTACTGATGTTAAGTCAGCGTCACCATATGGGTTCAAGAAATTCAAGGACGGTTCTCTAATTAATGATGACCCCTTTGGATATGTGGACCAAATCAAAGGCTATGCTCACGCAGAGAACACAACAGATGTAGGTTGGTTAGTTATGGACAAGACCAACGGACACCTGACGTATCTTAAGTATGATATGGCTGATGAATCTCAGTGGTACTGGGCTAAGCTAAACTTCTTCTCGATAGTAGAGCGTATCAAAGCTATTAAGAATATAGTTAAGCTGAGCAAACCACCTAAGAGATGCTACGAACCTGTGCCTGATGGCAAGTCAGGTAATATGAAGTTGCCTGTAGGATGTAGCTACTGTGCTTACAAGTATGAATGTTGGGATGGACTTAGAACATTTGTATATGCTAATGGACCGAGGTACTTAGTTGAAGTTGAGAACTTACCTAATGTAATAGAGGTAGATAGAGATGGCAACAAAGTTTCGGAGTAAGCTAGAGAAAGAATGTGCGGAAGCACTGGGCAGAGAATGGAAGTATGAACCCTGTAGGATTGCCTATACGATACGAAAGAACTATACCCCTGACTTTGTTAAGGGCAGGTATCATATAGAAGTCAAAGGGTTCTTTAGGAGTGGTGACAGACAGAAGTATAAATCAATTGCTGAACAGTTAAGTTTTGAAGGCAAGACATTAATCTTCTTGATGCCACGACCCGACTCCAAGGTAGCCAAGGGTAATAAGATTACTTATCGACAGTGGTGTGATAAGTATGATATTAAAATATTTTCAACTAAAGAAATTAAGGAGCTTAAGAAGTGGACGAAGATAACATAAATCCTAACCATTATAAGCAGGGTAATATTGAGGTCATAGACTTTATCTTAGACCAAGATATGGATTACCTAACCGCATCTATAACCAAGTATGTCTGCCGATGGCGATTCAAGAATGGTGTAGAGGACTTAAAGAAAGCTCGATGGTTCTTAGATAAACTTATAGAACACGAGGGAGGACAGTATGGCTCTAACTTTAAATGAATTAAAAGAGCGTATTGTTAATGTAGGACTAGACCCTTGTACTCTGTGTGAGGTATTGGATATAACAACAGAAGATATCTTACACGAGTTCGAGGATAAATTAATGGACAAGAGAAAGGAGTTTGAAGATGTTGACGATAACGACTGAGAACTTTATCCTAATGATGGTAGCAATCTTAGCACTGGGTTCAGTAATGATATGGAGACACGGAGCTAGATGTTATGACAGAGGGATAACAGATGCAATACTTATGCACAGGAACGGAAGACTTAAATATAATACTTACTTAGATGACGATGGAAAGAAAATGGTAAACATCGAAATCGACCCACTGGAGGATGAATGAATCAATTACCAAACGATTACCAAAACTTCATTGCACTTAGCAGGTACGCACGATGGCTACCTGAGAAGAAGCGGAGAGAGACTTGGAAAGAAACTGTTGCTAGATACTTTGACTTTATGGAGCAACACTTAAAAGAAAATACGAACCAAGAGTTAGTACCTAAGACTAGGAAGATACTTGAGGAAGCAGTATGTAACTTAGAAGTTATGCCTAGTATGAGAGCATTGATGACCGCAGGTCCGGCTCTTGCTAAGAATAATATAGCAGGGT